CTGTGGAATTGCTTGTGTATATGCCGTAAGTGAACCAAGAAGAGCAGTTCGCATGTCTTCAATTTCAATCTTTTCTAATTCTTGTGTTACGTTAACCGTAAATGGTAGTTCTCTCATAGCCATATCTCGGCTGATGAGTTTTCCTCCAAGTGCTTGAAGCATAAAGATAAGACCTTGCGCTGGGTTAAGACCAGCAAGCATGCCGTAACGAACATCAGCAGAGTAGTCTTGTTTAATATCTTTAGTTGGCTTGTATGTAATCTCATAAGGTGAACCCGAATCTACTCCACGAATTGTTTTTTCTTCTGGGTAAATCATTTCATCTACACAAAAACAAATACTAATAATGTCCCTAAGTGTTGCAGCAAAGATTGCTTGTGCAGATTTAACTTGTGTATCAAAGGCTCCCATAAGAGCCTGTACTCCTTGACCAGTAACAATAGAAGCATCTATGTTTCCAGTACGAGATTCAGGGTATCGTGTACCAACACGTAGTTCTTGATTAAGAACTTGCTGTTCAGTAAATGCACCTTGTGGCAGTGTAAGTTCTACACGGCGAACACCTGCTGGATTGGCTGTACGAATAACAGCATCTCCACCAAGTTGTAGTTCTTGCACATCTTGTGGCAAAACAATTGGTGCTTGTACTGACTTTTCTGCTGCTTCCATTGCAAGTAATGCAAATCGGTTACGCAGTAACTGAATGCCAAGCACGTCATCAAACTGTCCACGCATTTCACCATCAATAGATGGCTTACGTGCAACAACAACCATCATCTTACCAAGTGGATTAGCAGCCTGAGAAAGAACTAGATTACTTCTACGTGGTACATAAATTATAGATTGGTCTTTATCATAATAACGGACCATCTCAATTACTGCATTAAGGTCTTGTTTATATCCATCTGCTCCAAGAAGTTCTCTATCATACTCTGGGAACTGTGATACTAGTTCACCAAGTGTCATAGAGTATCTCTTAGCATATGCCACACAACGTCCATAGCGGTCAAACTCTGGGTAAGCCCCAATAGGATTTTCTATGCGAATACGTGGCAGTTTTGCTTCATCGTCTAGTTCAATAATGAACGGAACGAATCCATATGTTAGATACCAGTCAGCACCTGAGTACATATGTACTGCTAGGTCTGAGTGTTGAAAATAGTTAGATGCAATACGAGTACGTTTATCAGCAAAACTACGTGCTCTATCAGATACTTGATTGGCTGCAGAACAATTAACTGCTGGAAGCGGAGCCATAACTTCAGATAAATCACGGGCGACAATATCAATAAAATTTGCTACTACGTTTGCGTCAACACCTTCTGGAAAAAAGTTAGGATAAACCTCAGCAATTTTTCCTTTACGGACGGCAAGTACATCTAGGTTACGCGCATCACGTTCGTGACTGCGATAACGCAGGGAGTCAACCCGTGCTGTTACTTGCTCTATTGATAATACCATTATTTTCCTAACGGTCTAGTCTTGCTTAATCTTGCTTTAGGTTTTTCAACTACTCTGCGACTTATTCTTGTTTTTTTAGCCTCTGCTAAAGTTTTATCAACTTTGGCAATTTCACTCTTAGAAGACACCTTTGCATCTTTACGAGCAAGACTGGCTTTTTGAACTCTATTTGCTTCTTTTATACCAGCCTTAGTACGAGCAGTTGATTCTCTAGTTGCCCAAGAATCAGTATAAACAGGACCTTCATATTTATCAGCATTTGATTTAGGTCGTCCAGTATACTTAGGGTCAAGTACTCGTGGAATATGTGGTCTATTTTTATCTTTTCTAACTTGAGCAATTAATTTACGTTCTAATTCATTTGGTGGACGATTAGGTGTTTTACTTTTCTTTATTGAAGCCTTAATACTATTAAGTAAAGCAAGGCGATTTCTTTGACTTTCTATTGCATCATAATCTCGTTTTGCTTCTGCTACCTGTATACGTTTTTCTCTAAGTGCTATATTACCTGGACCTAATCTTCCAAGACGTGGTGGGTTATCAATCTTTTCTAAACGCTTGCGTTCAATTTGACTAAGTATTTCTCGTGTTGGAGGTGCTGTAGAGTTACGTGGGTCACTAGCAGCATTTGCATTTGCTTCTTTAGACGCTTCTATATCTGATTTACGAACTTCATATTCGTTCCCACGGAAGTCTTTTCTAGTTACAGTATAATCAGCGGCTTCATGTTCTTTTTTCTGTACACCTTTATTGTGTAGTTTCTTACGCATAATTTTTACGTCAGTCTTATGAGCAGGTAAATTATTTTTTAATTTAGGTGCAGGCTTCTTAGAAACCCTTCTAGGGTTTACTGTTCTTTCTTCCCTAGCCTTAACTTTTTTTGCATAATTTTCATTTGCAATCTCTTTACGAGTCTTTGGTACATTTGGCTTAGGGCGAGTAATAGTATCAATTTTTTGTATCCCACGTTTTTCACTTGCAGTTAAAGAATTAGAACTACCTCTTGGTACATCTCTAGGACGTGGGGCAAATGGTCTACGTCCCAATTCTTTAGATACATCTTTTGCGTCAACATCAGAAACTTTTTTACGACCTTGACCAGTAGTAGTTCTTAAACCAACACGATTTGTTACAGGTATTGCTGATGTTCCTCTACCAGGATTAGGACGTTGTGGTTGCACAATAGGTTTAGGGTTTTTAATTTGTTTCTTACCTTGTGCTTTTGTGCGCACAACTGGTTCACGTACAGTATTGGTTACACCTCTATCAGCCTGTGTTTGATACCTAGGAGAAGCCTTACGTCCCTCTGCTTCTTTTATAATTGCAGGACGTTCTTTTTTAATTATAGGTTTTGCTGCTTCTGGTTTTTTAGCCAAAGATTTTCTTACACCAGCAGATGCAGCAGCATATTTTTTTTCTGCCTCTGCTGCTTTGGCTGCTTTAGTTGCTTTAGAAGCAATACGAGCAACCTTTAATACTTTTCCAGCAGGAAGAAACATTGCAGCAGCAACTGCTGTTGACTTTAAAGCACCACCAATATCGCCTTTATGTGCTTTGTTAATTATATCTTTAGCATCATTTGCGCCCAATAATTCACTAGCAACTGAACCTAATTTCTTTAACTTTTTATCAGTTATCTTGATAGGATTGTTACCCCCAGCACGAGCCTTGGCTTGTGCTAGTTGTTGCTTAGTCGGTGCCATAGTCAATCCTTATCCATACATGTCTTGCCATTGGTCTGAGAAAGCCTCATCTAAATTAATGGCGTATCGTTTATCTGTCTGTGCTCTTGTTGCCCATCTGTTGTAAGCATAGGTAGCAGTATTGCTTGCTTGTTGCATTAGTTCGCGTATGCGAATAATGGCAAACCACATAGCCATAACAGTATCCGTCTTACCTTTAGTCTCAGGTTTCCACGTAAGCAGTTGTTGAGTTAAAGCCTTTAATCCTTCAGAGTGTTCCGAGGATGGTAGTTCAATGATGTTATTGTTTTGAAACTTGCCTTCGCGTTCTGTGCCGAAGAGGTTGGACATGGAGGCAACACCGAAAGATGTGTCCCATTTGTTCTTGCCTGTAAAGTGAGCATCAAGTCGTACGCCGTAAGAAGCAAGCCATTGTCTGAGTTCTTCATCTAGTGAGTATGCTTTCTGGTGAGCGTTGATTTCTACACGGAACTCTTGTGGCTTATACTTAATGGTTAACTCTTCAATTGCTGCACGAATCTTTTGAGGTGTAGGTTCCTCCATATTGATACAGTCAAGAATATAAATCTTGCCGTCTTCTCTGTTGTATGCTGCAACAACAAAGGCAGCGTTACCCGCCATAGCGGGGTCAAAACCAATTACAGTATGAGCCTGTACCTTAGAAGGATGTCCAGCGGCACCTGCACTTAGCAGTCCTCTTTTTCGCATCCCATTCGTGGCTCCCCGCACCAACACGGGGGGGAAGATAGAATCTTCTTGGATGTCTTCTTGTTGATAGACGAGCGCCCACGTAGATGGCGTGACTTCACTTCTTCGTTTAAATAAGGTTTCGCCGTCCCACTTAGGGTAGAGGCCGTCTTCTGAAGGTGTGTCATCGTCACCGTCCCACGGTGTGTCCGAGAAGGGCCAGAGCGTAACCCAATCTTCGGGCTCTTCAGCATACTCAAGGACAGCAGGCATCCCCATGTAAGTAAAGGGAGTCCTACCCCCAGACCAATGCTTAGCATTACGAAGTTCTTTATAAAGGTCGTTAGCGGCAATTCGTGTCCCAACTACTAGCAGTTTACCGTTTTTACCTAAACGGGTAATAACTTCTTTCTGCAACCAGTCCATTTGCTTTTCCCACTCGTGGGCATTGGCAGTAGTAATGCAGTCGTCAAGAATAATCAAGTCAGCACGGGCACCGTAAATCTGACCACCCATACCTAGTGCTTGAAGGGTAGGGTCCTTCTCACTTGAGTTACGCGCATCGCCCCCAAGGTAGACTGTATCGGCTTTCCAAGTATCAGCGTCCTCTTTCCACCCGCCATCTGGACCATATGCGGTCTGCAGTTTTAGCCAGCGTGGATGAGACAATCGTTGCTTGATAGCGTAAACGAACTCTCTAGCCTTATTCAAAGTCTTTGAGACCACAATGATGCGGACATTAGGATTGAGAGCGATGCGGTAAGTTGAGTAGTTTACCGTGATAACGGTGGACTTAGCATGTTCTGGTGGTACGTTCACCAGAAGTCTATTGTTTTCCCCAGGCTCGTAAATCATGGATGGGTGCAGCCAAGTGGGTTCATATCCCTCTAAAAGGTCTACCCAGTCTTGGTGATGTGGAAATACTGTTTGTCCTAAAAACATCTTAGAGAAATCTGAGAACTCAATTGATTCCTTTTTGAGTCCTAGTGCATCAAAGGATTGCTTGGTTCCCTCTTCCTTAGCCTCTTCAAGGGCCTTGGCAAAGATGGGGTCTCGGCGCATCCATTGACGGATGGTATCTGCTTTCTTATTTTCAGATGCCATAGCCGCTTGGACAGTGTATCCAGATTTAATACGTTCTAAGACTGCGTCCTGTACAGCCTTTAAGTTCTTGACCAGATGATGGTCTTTGCCTTTTTGAAATCCAGCCATGGGTCCCCTCATGGCAGTACTATCCCGCCTATTAAGTACAGTCTGTACAGTTAGTCTGTACAGTCTAGCAAGGCTCCAAAAAGCCTTGCAGTCTATAGTAAAATAAAAACAATCTCTATATATACTTAATCCGTTCAAACAGGTAAAACGAACACTTTTAAACAAACTATTTTTATAGCCTTGTTATATCAAGGGTTTTCTAACTGCGTCACTATACTGACAGAAATATTTTGGTAGAGATACAACATATATTAGACCCTCACATTAATAAACCTAGGGTCTAATCTATCCGTTACAGACTACAGACTGCACGTAGTCTGATGGTGGTTCTGGTTGATGTAGGTACTATCTCCCTACCGTTTCAGACTGGTCGCACTATCTACTGTTCCCTATAAAAATCAAATCGTATGCGGTTATGTTTCAGTCTGTATCAAGTCAAAGCGCTTCGCTGACTTGACACTGACTGAAGGTCTGGCTCTTGTAATTATCAAGTTGATAACTACGTAGTATGAGTGTTAAGGAGTTCGGATATGTACAGATTAATGATTACAGGCTCGCGCACTTGGGACGATAAGGAAGTTATCGTTCATGAGTTGCTGTTCATCGCAAAGAAGTACAAGAACGTGGTGCTGGTTTCAGGCCACGCCATAGGTGCTGACCGACTCGCAGAAGAAGTTGCGATAGGACTTGGTTGGGTTGTGGAGATTCACGAGCCTGACTGGAAGTTAAATGGTGACAGCGCGGGATACAAGCGCAACACCACAATGCTTGAGACTGGCGTACAGGCTGTACTTGCTTTCCATAAAGACGGAAGCAAAGGTACTGCAGACGCGATTCGCAAGGCCAAAGACCGCAAGGTTCCCACACGCGTGCTCATCGAGACCACGCCTGAATGGGTAGGCGAGTGGGCAGTGACCATCTAAGTCGCTTCTTTGGTAGGCATAGGAACTCCTATGCCTACTGAGGTGGTACCTTAAGGTATCTCTAACAGAAAGGTACGAAGATGAGACGTTACTTCAAGATGTGCGAAGCATGCAAATATAACTCAGCGTTCAAATGCTACGACTGCAATGGGCAAGCATGCGAAGTCTGCTCCGCTGGTACATGTACGTGTATTGGTGACTGACCGCACAGTATCACGGCGGTCAAGGGAAACTACGCCCTTGACACACCGTGAAGGTCTGATTTGTGTTCTATTCCTACTATGAAAGGTTGTGTGCTATGAAAGTTCTCAATAAGCATGATGCAAGTGCAACTGCTGGTGTATACATCGGCAGAGGCAGTAGATGGGGCAACCCATTCGTGATAGGTAAAGATGGTGATAGAGCAGAAGTAATTGCCAAGTATAGAGAATGGGCATTCCAAATGGTTAATACCGAATCATATAATTGGTTAATGCCGTTAATAGGTAAAGATTTAGTGTGCTACTGCGCACCGCTGGCATGTCATGGTGATGTGCTACTAGAAATGATAGGAGAGTAACATGCTAGATACAATCATGGAGATAGAGTCTATAGTCAAGGCTGTAGAATCTAAACTAATCAGCCGTACGCAAGCGAACGGGCTGATTAGAGATGTGTTAGCAGGTGTACAACCACACCCATCAACAGAAGAGGGAATCAACTCATGACCGAAGAACAGTACAAAGCAATACTGCATAGTATGATGTCAGATGACGGACTAATGGCACGGATAATGATGCAAGCACCAGGCACAGACAAAAGAGAGGATTAAGATGAGTGAATACGCACAATCGCAAGGCATATCAGTAACCAACACATGCTATGACTGCGCCATTGCAAGTGAGTACAGCCCTGAATACAGGTGCATACCCTGCGTTGAGGACAAGGAAGGAAGAGATGACGCAATAGCCTACGAAATAGTAGATGAAGGTAACATGCAGTACAAAGTCCAATGGTCACGCACTGATGACCAACCAAGTGGTAGTGACTGGACTGCATCAGAGACATACATCAAGCCCCAATCATGGGTTGCTAGAATGACAGAGAAATGGGACGATGACAACCCATTCCACCTCATTGAACTATCAGTTCAATTCGAGAAACCAGAAGAAGATTACCTATCACGACATGAGTTCAGTCCACCTATAGTCCAACTCATAGACGGAGGCACGCTTGATAACCTATGGGAACTAGAAGATTACACACAGTACCAGCGTGAGAAGCAGTGCCAATGGTGCAACATACTCACACCTAAGATGTTCGCTGACTGCCAGTCATGCGACAAACCGTTAGAAAACAATCTCTAACATGACAACAGGGGTTCCCCCTCACTTCGTGAGAGGGGTCACCCCTGACCAACTAACAACAAACAAGGAGAAGGTAATGAATACAATCAATCAGTTCCAAGTTAGTGGCACTCTAAAGGCGTTCACTGACAAGACAATCAAGACAAATGAATACGGTACATCCATCACAGGCTGGCTCAACCAGCGTGAAATGGTAGACGGAACACCACGATATGTAGTAGGCGTAGGATTCCAAGCCAAAGACCCAGCAATTATCAAGCAACTCATAGCACTAGACGGAGCCCGTCAAGGTGCATCAGCATCAACACCAGTAGTACTATCAGGCAAGTTAACACAGTGGGTTGCCAAGAGTTACGGCAAAGACGAGTTCCGCTACCAACTACAGGTAGAAGGAATCACAGTACTGTAATCAAGCAGAGGCAGGGACTAACAATCCCTGCCCTCTTCAGTAAACCAAAGCCGTAACCTCAACGGACAACTGCAATTCCACAACACAAGGAGACAACAATGATTCTATCATACGGTGATATGATTGCTTTAACTATAGCATTAGGTATAAGTCTAGTGCTTATACTTATAATGTGGTATGCTAACATACAACTGCTCAATGAAAATAGATTCCTTAAGTCAAGACTACAAGCATGGCGTAAGTCATACCAGAATAAAGGAGAGTAACATGGGACTAGACATGTATCTATACGAGAAGCAAACACATGAGGTTGCATATTGGCGTAAGGCTAATGCTATTCATGGTTGGATTATCAATCATACTAATGCAGTAGATGACTGCACACCCATTGAACTACAGAAGCAGGACTTGTATGAACTGCGTGAACTATGCATTAAAGTATTAGATGTACACACAGAAGGTTACGCACAAGAAGTGCTACCACCTACACCAGGTTTTTTCTTTGGTAACAATACAATAGATGAATGGTATTGGTCAGATGTTAGTGATACTATTGACAAACTAAACAAAGCGCTTGAAGAAAGCATTGATGATGCTATCTTTGAATACCATGCATCATGGTAGAGCCAGAGTTAGATGACCCTATAGCATTAGGTAAAGACGAAGAAGATAATGAAGGCTACCAAGAACCTGACCGTATGTATGGAGACGAAGACTAAGGAGATACCTTGAACAGCAACATGAAAAGACTGCTATCTATAGGCAGTACAATAATGCTGACGTTAACAACAATGATAGGCATGCCACTTAAGTACTACTCACAACATGTCAATGACTTGTGTATCAACAAAGATATATTGCCTAAAATATGGACACCATACATGGCAAAGATATATGCTATCTCATACATGAAGATGTGGTACCCCGAATGGGGTAGAGGTGAGCACAAAGCATTGATAAAACTATGGACTAAAGAATCTAATTGGAGACCAGAGGCTGACAACCCTGACTCAACAGCCTATGGTATAGCACAGGTATTGCACACTAAGCCTGGTACCCCAGCCCCGCAACAAGTTGCGCGGGGGCTGGAGTATATAGTTGATAGATACGATAGACCATCAATTGCATGGTCACATTGGAGGAAACATGGCTGGTACTAAACAATGGCAAGTAAACATAGCGTTCTTTGTGGAAGCAGACAATGATGATGATGCTTTACGCAAAGCAACAAGCACACTACGATACGGTGAAGTAGATGTAGTGTGGGCATGGCAATCAACTAAAGGAATAACAAACAAAGGAGATGCAAGTGAATAAGACACAAGTAAAAGAAAAGATAACAGAACTAAAAGAACTATCTGTACAAGATGAAGATGGACAGTTTATAATTGGTAGTGTTGAACAACAAGAAGCAGCACGTAAAGTTGAGATGCTCTTGTTATGCACAGGTGCAGCAAGAGATGTAGAACTAACAGCAGCAGCATTACTTGCGCTTGTAGATATACAGGTACGTGACTATGCAATGGGATTAGTTAACTCAGATAACTTTAATCACTATCAACGTACATTCAAATGGTTAACTAAAATGGCACCAGTTGACTACACCAAAGCACCAACATCTATCCTTGCTCTTACATACTATGAGTCAGGTAACAATGAGTTAGCATTAACAACTTTAAAGCCAGCGTTAAATAAAGGTTATTCACTAGCCATATTACTTAAGCGTGTAGTTGAAACAGGCTGGCCTCTTGGTGCATTCGCAGGTATGCGAATAGAACTACATCCTAAAGTAACAGCAGGTATATTCGGAGAGGAAACAAATGACAACAGCAACAAAAAATAAATCAGCATGGGTAAGAGGTGGCACTGCAGTCAGTGCTACCTCAGCATCCAGCGCAGCCCAGCAAGCAGGACTAAACTGGACTGTGCGCACAGGTGAACTACAAGCAGTAAGTTCACCATTAACTATAGATGAGAATGGTGTAACACCAGCCACATACATAGATGTACCCAAGAAGCAAGCAATTATCCGAGAGGATAACAACACAGTCATCGGTGTAGTAGGTGGCAAGTACAAGATGGTGCAGAACATGGAAGTATTCAATGCACTAGATACACTAGTAGACTCAGGTGATGCACGCTATACAGCAGCAGGTGAGTTCAATGGTGGTGCTAACATCTGGATGATGCTTGAGTTACCTCAAGGTATCAACGTAGCGAATGACCCACATGCTGCATTCCTACTAGTCAAGACATCACATGATGGCTCGTCATCAGTAGTAATCAAGCCAGTGATTGAGCGTTTGTTCTGCCAGAATCAAGTCAACGGTTTGATTAGCAAGGGCTTTGCCCGTGGAACCAAAGGTTACAATGACTATACATATCGTATGACACACTCAACCAATCAAGAACTATCTATTCAAGACATCCGTAACATTACTAACCTAACTTATACTGCTATCCAAGACTATGAGTTAACAGCAGATGTACTGTTACAACGCAAGATGACACGAGAGCAAGCAGTTAACTTCTTCAAGGCAGTATGGCCTTTACCTAGCATAGTAGAAGACAAGCCATACGACCTGCTTAGTAGAGGTGAGCGTAAGCAACAGACTATAGCAAAGGATGCACGTGCTAGTGCATGGGCTATCTACTCAGAGTCAGAGACGCAAGAGAACATCAGAGGCACAGCCTTCGGTGCATGGCATGCAGTAGTAGAACATGCTGACCACTACGCAACGGGTGGCGCGTCCCGGCTTGCCGCTGCCACCCTGAGTGGACGCAATGATAAAGTAAAGACTAAGGCATTGTCTTTACTTACTGTATAATTCTGTATGCATACTGCTTAGGCAGCGATAGCGCAGATGCACCTGAGTATGTGGATAAACTACTCACCACAAACAACGAGAGGAAAACATGAACACAATATCAATCCCAGATGGAGAGAACGGTGCTATGATTACATACACAGACAATGAGGTATCACGCATGGTTGCTGACCTTAAGTACTGCAAAGAAAGAAGCGTGTCCCTTGGAGAAGCAAACACTAGCCTCAGCAAAGATATCGGTAAGTTACGTAACTTGGTGCGTGACTTCTTCAGTGAAGTTGAATGGGTTGCTGGTGAACAAACAGTCAGCAAGAGTGACATCAATGAGTTACTTGAATCAATCGGCGCACGTAGACTTACCACTACATATGGTGGTTCATTCACCATCACAGGTACCTTCCAAGTAGAAGCAGAAGATGAAGATGAAGCATCAGAAAAGTTCACAGAAAATGTTGATGTTAACTTCTATGAAGGTGACATTACTATAGATGATACAACAACAGATGATGTATCAGAAGATTACTAATGAGTAAACAACTACAAGATAAACTAGACTGTGCTGCCAAAGCATGTGAGCCAGTGCTACATGAGTTACTAAATGAAATAAGTAAACCATCATGGTCATGCTCTACATGTGGTGCAACCACAACAAACCCAGAGAATATGTTGATTACATATTTTCATATGAACTGTCCAGGAAAATAAACTTGGCGACATGCCAGCATCATCATACATAGTCCGTCAAACTATGCTATGATGAGGATAGGTTAGGGGTGGCAGGGTTTTGGTTCTCTCCTTGTTCCTGCTTCCCTAACCTACTTAACAAGGGAGAACTATGACAGTAGAGATAACAAGAGATAGATACGGTAGACCTATGGTAGTGCCACCTAAAGGTGGCAAAACAGTACCATACACACGCACTACAACAGTTGCAGGTTCATTAGATGATGGCACTGCATTAGTAGCATGGAAGTTACGCATGGCAGCAGCAGGTTTAACCCTGCGTCCTGACCTATTGTTGGCTGCAAGTGCAGCAAGAGACAACAAGTTAGAGATGGATAAATTAGTAGAGGATGCTATGCAAGCAGCAGGTGCAACAGCACAGGCTACTATAGGCACAGCTATACATACACTGACAGAGAAGCACGACAGGGGCGAAGACCTTGGAGTGATACCAGAAGATTATGTTGCAGACATACAAGCATATGATGCAGCAACCAGACAGTTTGAAAATGTATTTATTGAACAGTTCTGCGTGTTGGACAAGTACAAGATTGCAGGTACACCTGACCGCATAGTTAGATACAAAGGAGAGTTGTTTATCTCTGACCTAAAGACTGGTAGTATTGCTTATCCAAATAAGATTGCCATGCAGTTAGCCGTGTATGCTCACGGCCTGCCGTATGACCCTGCTACGGCAGTCCGTAGTAGTTGGGGAGATGTGAACCAAGAACGTGGTATCATAGTCCACCTACCAGCAGGTAGTGGCAAGTGTGAACTACACTTTGTTGACATCAAGCAAGGATGGAAAGGCATAGAACTAGCAATGAAAGTTCGTGCATTCCGAGATACAAAGAAACACCTAGTAACATCTATCCAAGGAGAATAAATGCCAAGTACCGAAGCACCTATCAGCATCACAGTTAAAACAGCAGCAGGTTCTCTTGTTACTGTTCGCGCCGAAAGTGGTGATGAACTAGACCAAGTAGTAGCCATGTCTTTAGCATCACTAGCATCAGCAGTACATGAGTTAGAAGCAGCAGTCAAGCCTACTAACACAGCAGTACCACCTAGCCCACAGATAGCAGATATTTCAAGACAGTTTGATGGAACTGTAATAAATACAGTACCAACAACACCTCCATATACAGCACCGTTTGTTCCAACAGCATACACTAATGTAACTGAAGGTCAACGTCTATGTCCTCACGGTAATATGACACGCATTCATGGATTAACAGGTAAGTTTGGCCCATACAAAGGCCACTTCTGTCCAGCCAAACAGGGTGACATGACTAAGTGCACCACACAATACATTAAACCTAATCAGCCAGCAGAATGGAATAGTTTCCAAGCCGACCAAACAAAGGCATAAATGAAAACATTACGCCGTAGTATAGGCAAGCCAGAGGTGGGGGGCGAACCATTACCCCCACCTTTTCAGGCTTTCCAAAGAGAAGGTATGATACTTAGGCGAGCAGAAGTAACTGTAATTGCAGGTACACCTGGCGCAGGCAAGTCATCTATTGCATTACATATCGCAGCAAGACTTAAACAACCAACACTATACTTCTCTGCTGATACTAATGCACATACCATGGCTATGCGATTGCTCGCAATGAAAGCAAAGATAACACAAGGACATGCTGAACATATGTTAAAAACAGAACCAGTCAAAGCAGAAGAACTCTTACGAGAGTTCTCTAATTTGTACTGGTCATTTGAACCTAGCCCTACCCTTAATGATTTAGATGCAGAGGTATCTGCATTTGAAACTATGTGGGGTAGAAGTCCAACGCTTATCGTAGTAGATAATCTTATGGACATAGCAACAGATGGTGGTGAAGAGTTTGCTGCTATGCGACAAGTCATGAAAGAACTTAAGTATCTTGCAAGAGATACCAATGCATGTGTATTAGTATTACATCATACTAAAGAAGGTGCACTAGGTTATCCATGTCAACCACGCTCAGCACTACAAGGCATGGTATCGCAGATACCAGCAATGGTACTAACAGTAGGACAGATGATGCAAGGACAAGACATATACTTGTGTGTTGCACCTGTTAAGAATCGTTATGGTAAAGCAGACCATAGTGGTCAGACATATGTATCCTTATCATTTGACCCTGCTTCTATGTATCTTGAAGATATACTTAGAGACTATAGACAAACAGAAATGATTGTGTAATGAGTAGCGCAGCCAAAGCCAAAGGTTCAGGAGCAGAACGTGATGTAGTTAAATACCTTAAGCAATGGTTCCCATATGTAGATAGGCGATTGGCTGGTGCTACGTTAGACAAGGGAGATATTTCTGGTATCCCTGGCTGCACAATAGAGATTAAAAACCACGCCAAGATGGACTTGGCGGGGTGGACAGAAGAGTTGATAGTCGAAATGGCTAACGACAAAGCATGGACAGGTGTAGTGTGGCACAAACGAAAGGGTCGGGGCAACCCAGCCGATTGGTACTGCACTATGCCTGGCTATGTATATGTAGACTTACTAAGGAGAGCATTAAATGAAAATAAATGAGTTTGAAGAATATCAAGAAGTAACTACACTTGATTCAATTGCTATATTAGCAAGAGCAATTCTTCTTAACAGAGTTAGTATTGTAGCCTTGCCAGATAAAGATAAGACTGTATCTTATCGCATAGTTGTAGACCCACTTGAGTATGAATGACAAACCAAAAATTGAAGAGTATCTCAACTACATAGGCGCAACCGTGCCCGCTATGGGCAGCGGTTGGCGCAAGATGAAATGCCCGTTCCACGTAGATTCACACGCAAGTGCAGCAGTAAACTACGATAAAGGTGCATTCATATGCCATGGTTGTGGAGTTAAAGGTGATGTATACTCACTCATAATGTATAAAGAAGGAGGAGATTTTCATGAGGCTGTCAAGTTCGCAACGTCAGTTCTTACTACAGGCAACACAGAGATACGCAGCAAAGATAGAACTCGCAACAGATTATCTAGCAAGCCGTCAACTCTCGGTAGAAGAGGCAAACATCTTTCATCTGGGGGTGGTAGACGAACCTCTTCCAGGACATGAGCCATATAAAAATAGACTTGCTATACCATACATCACACCATCAGGTGTGGTTGATTTAAGATTCCGTAGTATAAATAATGAAGACCCCAAGTATATGGGATTAGTCGGTGCTAAAACTACGATGTTTAATACACAAGCATTATTTGCAGCAGACAAATACATATGTGTAACCGAAGGAGAGTTTGATTGTATTATGATGTCAGTCAAAACAATACATCCAACAGTAGGTATACCAGGGGCTAACAACTGGAAGCCCCACTATGTTAAACTATTGGATGACTTTGAAACAGTGATAGTATTAGCAGACGGAGACGCAGCAGGACTAGAGTTCGGCAAGAAGATAAGTAGGGAACTAGGCAATGTCAACATCATTAGTATGCCTGATGGTGAAGATGTCAATAGTATGATAATCAAGAAGGGAAGTAACTGGATACATGAACGAATCGAACAATGTATTTCCACCATTAGATGATAGGTTTTGGGAACATCTCAAACACTTAGACTTTTCTATTGCTATACCAATCTCACAAACTAAGATGCTTAATATCTTGGGAGCACTAGAAGATATATATATTGCACTGGCTAAAAATAACATAGAAGATGCAACCATGTACCTTACAGCATTAGGTGCACTGCTAGTAGCCTCTAAGTATGACAAGGCAGATGAAGTATGGGAAGAGTTAGTAGTAAAAGAAGCAATGCATAACTTTGATAAGCATTTGAAAGAGGTAATAGATGAAGAACAGTGATGATGTAGACGTAATCTTAAATGAACTGGCAACAATTCTATATAAAAAACATGAAGATTATGGTCCAATGAATATTGCTGGAGCACCAGGTGGCCCAATGAATGGGCTACGAGTACGCATGTATGACAAGTTGGCTAGACTTGCACACCTTGGAGATAACGACACGCCGAACTATGAATCCGTGGAAGATACTCTTATTGACCTAGCAAACTATGCTATAATTGGTTTACTAGTCCAACGTGGACAATGGGAAGGCATACCTAATGGCGCAGCGAAGCAGACGGATAGTAGTCCTCAGTGACTTACAGATTCCGTACCAAGACAACCGAATAGTAGATGCAACACTAGAGTTTATAAGATATTACAAGCCAGATGAACTCTGGTGTGTAGGAGACGAACTAGATGCACCCGAACCTAGTCGTTGGAACAAAGGAATGGCAGGAGAATACGCAGAAACATTACAGGACAGTATAGATTTAACGCACGAGACAATGGCTAGTTACCGTAAAGCATTAGGTAACAAGCCATTTGTTATTCAACGTAGCAATCATACTGACCGCATTGATACATATATACGTAAGTATGCACCAGCATTTCAATCACTTGATTCATTAAAGATTGAAACTCTGTTAGGCTACGACAAGTTAGGTATCACATACCTTCATAAGATGAAGGAACTATTACCTGGTTGGGTAATGGCACACGGAGATGAAGGCGCACTTAACCGTGCACCTGGTGCTACTGCACTTAACTTAGCAAAACGATTAGGCAAATCAGTAGTGTGTGGACACACACATAGGGTAGGTCTACAACATGAAACATCAGGAATGTATGGAAAAACCAGTACTTTATACGGGTTAGAGGTCGGTCACATGATGGACATGTCAAAGGCTCACTACCTAACATCAGGTTCTGCCAACTGGCAGCACGGCATAGGTATACTTGTAGAGACTAACCGCAAGGTTACTCCATTTGCTGTACCTATCGTCAATGGTGAGGTACTCATTCCATAATGTCTTACATTGAAGAATACAATATGTTAGTACAACAACTTGCTAGTGAGTATGCTAAGCGTTACACTATAGTGGAACGTAATGACATAGCACAAGAGTTGTGGGTATGGTTTGTTGCACATCCCCGTAAGTACAAAGAATGGTTAGAGTTAGAACAGAAAGACCGTGATAAGATAATTGCTAAATCATTACGAAACGCAGCACTTAAGTTCTGTGAACGAGAGAAGGCTAAGCATAGTGGTTATCAATCATCTGATTTATATTATTATGATGCATCAGTAATAGAAACATTTCTTCCTTCTATTATTAGTAACTCATATGAAATGCCATCAAAAATACAAGACTTAAACTCTAAGTCTGGTGGCAGTGTACTAAGTGAAGGCAATAACTGGCTAACATTAAGGTCAGATATAGCAAAGGCTTACTATAAACTTAGTGAAGCAAAACAAAATATACTACGTCTACGATTTAGTATTGAGCAACCTGACTGGACAGAGTTAGGTAAAGAAATGGATAGCACACCAGATGGTGCGCGCATGAAAGTACAACGAGCAATCAATTCTATTATCAAAATATTAGGTGGATGGAAACCATACCGAGATGACGATGCAACAAGTAGTTGACCTAACAGGTGAGCCTACCTTTGCATGCATATGCGGTTGTAAGATGTTTAAAGTTATAGTAATGTGGGATGAAGAAACCAGAGCAGTTGGCTGGTATGATTTAAAACAAGAATGTATTGCATGTGGTACTCTAACCACTGCACCTACCGAGATAGATGGATATGAGTGATGCCTAATTATGACTTCAAGTGTAACTTTTGTAGCGCAGTGGTGGAAGTACAAGACCCGCTCCCGCCAGTCTGTTCTACCTGTAGCAACACAATGGTACGAATCTGGACAGCCCCAGCCATTAAGTTTAACGGCTCGGGATTCTACAGCACAGGAGGATAAGCATGAAAACCTTTATCGAAACACCTAACTGCGTTGGTACAGACCCCGATGCTTTCTTTACTAAAGATGATAGCGGTACATATACTGATATACTTATGCTTCAAAAAATATGCGGCAACTGTGCCGCAGTTAAAGAGTGCCTTGACTATGCGCTACGTCATGATGTCAAAGGATACTGGGGCAATACAAATGAAAACCAACGTAGCAAGATACGCAAACAACTTAATATCATAGCACGTCCGCTATACCAAGACTACTAGGAGGAAACATGGAACTATATTTATCCATAGCATTAGGTATCTTTATAGGTGAGATAGGAAAGAAATTTCTATACCATCTTGAAGAATGGATTTGGAAGTTTAGGCACCGTAATGACTTACCATACTTACCAAAATGGATGGTCAAAGACGAAGAAGATACTATCTAGAAATAGAAAAAGAACCCCACCCCCTGTGTTAAGGCAAAGGAGTGGGGTCTTCTAGTCTCTACGGGGCTGCTAAGCCCCTTAAACAAGGGTTATTCTGAGCCAACACCAAAGTCTGGCTCGTTCTTATCAGCCCATTTAGCAGCAGGAGCAGCCAAAGCACCAATAACTACAGCGTACTGAGGTGCTATATCTGTAAGAAGGGCAATGCCCATTACAATAGCAGATGCAAGTACAGCACGAAGGTATGACTTAACGGCTGATGTTTGTTTCTTGTTGAGTGGATTCTTCATATGTGTTCCTTACGTAGGTTGAGTTTGATTATCAAGGCTTCTGCCTCATCGGGAGTACATGCCATCTCAAAATGCATTTCATCTTTACGGGACTTGTAAGTACCACCCCACTTGACCTTGTACTTGTTGCATAAAATGTTAATCATCTTTATTTGATTGGCATTGAATGTTCCTGCCTTGCCAAGCGGATGCTTGAGTGCGTTCAAGTCCATTGCACTGCCAGAGGCGTGATTAGATAAGCCAGTAGTCTCGCCCCTTATGGGGCGGTAGGCGTAACTCCAGTCGTCAAATGTACCGCCGTCAATCTTTTCTACATTGACATGAAACTCTGCAGCAAAGGCTGCAAGTATAGGACCAGCAATCTCATTGCACTGTAATTTTATATCAGTGCCTTTTACTTTAAAGTATTTGATACCAATAGCCTTTGGGTCTTTGCTTGCAACCCAACCATTAGCACTATGTTCAATCGTCATCTTCATCTTCCCATTGTGATGGGTCTACACTAGGTGTAGGCAATCCCCAACTTGGCTCAGGTAGTATAGTTGTGTATCCCATTATTTATCTACCAAAAGAATATACAAATCATCAATACGTTTTTCTAATCTTTGCAAGGAATCCTTCATTGAACTGCCACCATTGGGCTTAAGTTCATTAAGATAATGCTTGACCATCCATCTAATGCCTCCTGCAAATGCTGAGAAGATTGCTATGCAGGCTACTGCCACTGTTAGATAGTCCTTGAACTCCATTATACTGTCCTTACGGTTATATTAATAACGCCACCAAAGCCATCAAAGCGTTTATCTGGTGGTGTCATACGGGTGAATGTAACTTGTTCGATTACTGCTTGTTGTGCTTCTCCTGTTGTTAAGTCTTGCCAGGTCAAAACATCGCCTGTTCTTTCAATCTCTTCTAGCAATTGCATGCGAGCATATGCTCTACCCTCATAACCAACTACAGTATTAAATCTATCGGTCTCAACATCAAAACACCAAACAGGAAATTGAATTATGCGCTGACGTGGAGTAGCAATAGTTGCCTTTGCTTGGTATCCCTTAAAAGTTGGACCAGTAGTAGTGTCAGTTGTATCACGAGTAAATGTAAACTTATATGCAAGAAACTCTTGTGCTGCTTCAGGTTGAACTGTTGTTATCTCTACTGCGCCCGTGCCTGAGTTGTAAGTCATATGGTCATACTGCGTTTCATTATTACTAGTACCAGTGGCAACAGATGATAATGTAAACTCACCTGCTGTAAATGCACCACGTGCAATAAGACGTTTAAAGTTTTTAGGTTCTAAGGTAGAGAATCTAATCTTACCTGTAGTTATAGAACCAGATGATGACAGAACTGTAGTTGACTGAATGGCTATGCCATTACTACCTGATGTAGTAAATGCTATCTGGTCAGTATTACCTACAAAGTCTACGCTAGTAGCATAGCCAGTAGCACTGCTAAGGTAGGCATCTGGAGCATAAGCAAAACGTAAAGGTTCAATCTCTGCACCTAAGTTAACACGATATAATCCAGCACATCCATCAACTGTACCAGCAGCCCAAACATATTTATCACGAAAAGCAAAGTCGCGAACACCATTAGTGTCTTCAAATATAAGTGGACCATAAGATAAGTCACCGCTTGTATCTGAGATACTAGCCACACGCATACCCTTATTAGTACCAATCATTAAGTATCCAAGGTAAGACTCAATCTTGTAGACTATCTCCCCAATTGGCAGTTGCGCTGCTACAATCCCTGATGTCAGGGTAGGCATTACACCAGCAGTAGATAGAACAAACTTGTAGATGGCAGAGTTACCACCAAGGTAACCAGCAGCGTAGATAGCAGAGCCACCTTCAGAAATAGATGACCAAGTCCAATCAGCATTAGGATGTGTATATATAGCCGTAGGCAAGGCACGTGATGTGCCTTTGCTACCAGTTAATTCATAAATACTATTAGCAACACCAGCAACAAGACGTTGCTTAACCCAAGAAAGAGTTACTCTTTCGCTACCAGTTGCGTAGTATTCCGTATATCCAGCAGTAGGTGTAGTAATTTCACCTGAATAAATGTGGTCATTATCTGCTACAAAAAGATGTGCACCATCAGTTGCGATTGCAAGTGTTGCTGTATCTAAACCAGCAGTTACTACGTGAGTGTATGTAACAGCAGTACCAGTAGCAGTATAGTTATTAATAGTTGTATTTGCTGGTGTCCATGCAACAATCTTGTTAGTTGTACTATCCATAACAGAAATAAGTTTATAGATACCAGTAGTAACACCAGACATATTGGCTGTCTCTTTAAGTAGAGTTACCTGTCCCTTAGTCCACACATCTACATTGTCTGAGTCAGCAAAACGATAGTTAACTGTCTCACCCGCAGATGGGTCATAGAACTTAATGCCTGTACCATTATGGAAAGAAGACTGGCTTCTTAACCACCAACCAGTGAGCGATTGCTCACCTGGTTCTGCTCCAATGTCTGACTGTTCCTTACGAAACGGTGCAGTCTGACGGATGTATGGTCTAGCATCACTAATAGCATAAAAGAATGGAAGTCCACCTACTGCTACATCATATGACTCATTAGTGTTTTGCCAAAGAGAAGTAGGTGAAAGAATACCCAAATCAATAGCAATAGAGCGACCAATGTTAGCATCAGCAGAGCCTCTACCTTCGGTTATATCTCTAGTTGCCACTATATCTCCTTAGTATAATTGTTCTTCTGCTTCATCTATAGCATCATCTATATCCCGCGCAAGCGGGACTAACTCAGTTAAAAGTGTGTCCACTATTAGTTAACTTGTGTTTTTAGTACCTCTAAAATTGCAGCAGCCTTAGCCCGTTCAACAATTTCAGTTTTAAGTAAGTTGGTTACTTGGTCAAATTGTTGTAGAACTGCTAAGCGTTCTAATCTATCCATTGGGCATTGACGAGCAGCCTCTTGTGATTCAATTCCTTTAAGATGTATAAGGTCTTTATCCCAGTTTCCATCAAGTGTTGCTAGTAATACTTTATAGTTAGCAACATTTGCAGAATAAGAATTAACTTCTGCTTGACGAGCCTCTAAAGGTGTTATTTGAATTTCTTGTGTCATTGTATTTTCCTTTGTTAGTAGTTAAATGAAATCAACCATCTGGCCATTACCTGTAGGAAGTGTTGCTGGGTCTGAGTACTTTGTACCAAACCCTGCATTCCAAGGATAGGTTGAAATATAAGGTGAAGTAGTATGGGCTATTGCTATAACCGTACCTCCAGAATTAAAAGCAATACCATTACCAGTACCAGCAGGTGTTGTTGCTGCGTTAGCATACTTTGTTCCAAAACCTGCTGAAAAAGGATAAGCAGAAACAGAAGGAAAAGTAGTATGACAAATTGCAACAACAGTTCCATCAGGATTAAAAGTAACACCATTACCACTACCAGTTGGTAAAGTAGCAGCGTCAGCATACTTTGTACCAAATCCTGCAGACCAAGGATAGGCAACACTGTAGGGAGTTACGCTAGAAGTGCCTATAATAACCGTACCCGCAGGATTAAAAGCCATACCCGAGCCTGCGGTTATTCCAGTTGCAGGTGCAGTATATTTTGTTCCAAATCCTGCAGACCAAGGGTAAGTATGAAAACCAGGACTAGTATTACTTCCAACCGCAATAGCAGTTCCAGCAGGATTGAAAGTAACTGAATTTCCAGTAGAACTAGGTGTGCTTGCTGGGTCTGCATATTTAGTACCAAAACCTGATGACCATGGATAAGCGGAGACATAAGGTGAAATAGCATGTGCTACTGCAATATCTGTACCTGCAGAAGTAAAAGCAGTATAGTTACCAGTACCCGTAGGAAGCGTTGCAGGGTTTGAGTATTTTGTACCATAACCAGCAGCAGACCAAGGATAAACACTTACATAAGGACTTATATCATGGGCTACTGCTATTGCAGTACCTGCAGAATTAAAGTCAACACCTCCACCATTACCAGTAGGTAATGTTGCAGGATTTGCATACTTTGCACCAAACCCATTAGACCACCACGAGTAAGTAGAAATAAAAGGAGTAGTAGTATGCGTTATTGCAATATAACTTTTTGTTAAACTACCACTAACTGCACTTGCCATAATTCCTAACATTGGCATTAGGCTATATCTCCAAATACAATCCAAGAGTTGGCTGCAAGTTTTTTACATGTTGCACCTGAGTTAGCAACACGCAACTTTGGAGTTGCAGATGTTGCACCAGTTGAAATAACAGTAGTTGTTCCAGGTGTAACTGCACCTATAGTTGGCTGACCCGCACCAGTAATCCAAAATACGTTAATCTCAGTACCCACTGCAAAGTTAAATGTAGCATCAGTTGGTATATTAAATTGAGTTGTTGCAGCATTGTTCATGCTAAATAAATTGCCTTCATCGCCTGATGCAAATGTATATGCTGCAGTTTTAGCAGTATAGGTAGAAGATATTTTAGGTGAAGCAATAGTAGGTGATGTTGTTAAAACAATTCCACCTGAGCCAGTAACTGCTGTAGCAAGCGCAGTAGCAACACCCGTACCTAAGCCAGTAATAGAGCCAACTGCAAGGGACCCGACTGTATCCCAATCAGCGGCAGTAGTTAATGCAGTACCAACACATGTTACTTCTGTTGCAGAACCTGAAGAAATGGTAGTAATTGTATTTAAACCAGAAGATTGTATGGTTAGAGAACCAGTTGAATTATTAACAATACGATAACGCATGCCAGTAACAAGAGTGCTTGTAACAGGCAATACTACTGTTTGAGCCAATGTACCAGTAAAAAATTGTTGATTAGCAGAAGCAGATGTTAAAGTTGTAGTAGCACCTGCTGTTGCAGTAGTTGCATATCCAAGTTTAATATTGTTTATTATTGGTAAAGTAACAGTTGGACCAGTACTCATTGCAAATGTTGTGCCAGTACCAGTTTGAGATGCAATTGAAGTTGCAGAACCAATAGATGTAATAGGACCAGTTAAGTTGCTAGGTGCAACTGTTGCTGCCATTACATAAGCAGTAGTAGCAATTTGAGTTGTATTAGTAGAAACTGCTGCAGTAGGTGCAAGAGGTACTCCTGATAACGTAGGACTTGCTGCAAACACGTTTGCACCTGTACCTGTTTCATCAGTTAGGGCTGCTGCTAAGTTTGCACTAGAAGGAGTTCCTAAAAATGTTGCAATGCCTGTTCCTAAAGAAGTAATACCAGTACCACCATTTGCTACAGGTAATGTGCCAGTGACACCTGTTGTTAACGAAAGTCCAGTTGCATTAGTTAAAACGCTACCAGCGGCAACTGTTCCAAGAACAGGAGTTACAAGAGTAGGTGATGTAGCAAATACTAGAGAACCACTACCAGTTTCATCAGATATAAGTGTCTTAAGTTCTAAAGATGTTGTTGCTGCGTGTTCCGCAAGCGTTCCATTAGCATGTGTATTAGCCTCACTTAAGTCACGACCAACAACCATGTGTCGTACAATTGCACCAGCAGAGTGGGCTACACCACTAGAACCATCTATACCTCTAGCAATAGTAAGTGAGTTGCCTGATGTATAGTTGCTAACATCTACAATTTCTTCAAGGGCTGTATCAGGGTCAATGACAACAGTGTATGTTTCACCTACTGCAGGCGTCTTACCACCCATAAGGTTAGAACCATTTACTACAGTTACATTTGTATCAGCAGCAGTAATGCTAAAAGAAAGTGTAGTCTGTTGTGCGCGGGATGAGTATTTTCTAATTGTCATTTATCTGCCTATCAAAGGGAGTAGTGGACACGGATAGGATATTTGTCTTGCTGTTTCTTAATCTCTTCATTTAATCGTTGATTAAACAAAGCATATACTTGCTTAGTAAGAGATTGAGATGAACCATATGGACGCTTGGAATCAACCTCATCTGCCTGTGGGCTAACCATTGACGCACGTGCTGGGTCAAGGTTAGATAGCAAACGATAGGTGGCGCCAAGAATAATTAAATCTTTACAGGACTCAGGCAATCCAGTTTGTGTTGTAAACACATCTGCATTAGTAGCAAAAGGAACTGGCTCAGTGCTATATCCAATTTGAACAGTACGTCCCGAAGGGATGTAATCATAGATAGATACAGTTTGACCGCTAGTAAATGCAGTTAAGTTGGCATTACCATCAAAACGATAGTTACGAATAGGTATCCATTCTTTGCTTGCACCTAATGCTTGATATGCAATAGCAATAATAGAACGAATGTTTAATGTAGGGTCAGTACCAGCAGGTAATCTAAAGGCTGATACAGCAGAATTAGATGTAATAGTGGTTGTCTTGGCTGCAAAAATAGATGAACCAATTGCACTGATAGTATCGTTAATTGCTCGTTTAATTACAAAGCGTGGGAATGTAGGGGAAATAGTAACCTTAGTACCTGCTAAATGTGAGTCAAGAGTAGTACCTAAATATGCTCTACCATAGGGAGCAACAGTTGCTGTGTTACCAACTCTATCAAAGTTATCTATCCAAATTAATTCTTCATCAATCTCAAGCATACCTTTACCTACACTGTCAGTAGATGCAAGAGATAGAGTAATTGGTGCTGCAATGGTTGAAGCAGTTGCTGCAACATTTGATGTAATGTGAGTAGCACGGTCTTGTACAAGTGTATAACCTGAAAGGTTTATTGTTACTTCATTAATCATATCTGTTAATGTTGTCATTATATAGTCCTTAATGCATCGCTTGCGGATTTATCAGTAGTACCAGCAAGTTCATTGCAGATAGCGTTGAGTCCTTTGTATTCAGAAGGTTGACGTACTCCACTAGCCTTGATGTTAAGGGCTGCGATAAGTCCTAAGCCAGATGTACCTGCATAGACATTGGCAGCACCTTGTGCAGCCTTGCCAGTTGTACTAGCAAGACGATTAAGTTCTGCTGTTAAACTACTACCCGCTGTTCCTGCCATTATTTTTTACCCTTGTTTCTCTTAGATATTGCTGCAGCCTTTGACTTAGCATCAGCCTTAGATGATGCACCCCAAGCCTGTAGGGATAAAAGTAATCTGGTCGGCGAGCCATCAGGCTTGCGCTCAGGTCCTGGCATACCACCCATACGTGCTAGGAAAGAAGCCCTACGAGGGTTATCTCCAGCCTTTACAGGCGCTTTGAGGGTTCCACCCTTATAGGATGCTCTGCCCTTGGCATTTAGCCCTCCAGCAGGGTTCTTGCCCTCTTTACGTGTCCAGGCTGCTGTCATTATTTTTCCTTAGCCATACTTGTGAGTTTGATAATAAAACTTCTGATTCGTCCTTGACTGCCCCTACAAAGGTATCTATTGACCAGCCTGGTTGGAACTCGATACCTCTAGGGTCTTCCCACAGATAGTCATCAAATGCCATAATCCCACCTGGCTTAAGTAATCTCCAACCAAGTACTGCATCTTGTAGTACACCTTCTGCGGTGTGGTCTCCATCAATGTAGATAAAGTCAAAGGTAACTTTTTCTATAGAGCGTAAAAACTCTTTGCTATCCATCTTGTACTTGATTATGTTAGGACGAAAAACAATCTTTGAATCATATGTACGCTCAACATCTAGCCAGTCCATTTCCTTATGTTCTTGCTCATCAGAACCTGACCAAGTATCTACATCTTCTAGGATAGAGTTCCTCTGAGTAAGCACATTATCTACCATCCATACAGATGCGTTGCCTGTAAAGGCACCAATCTGTAGAAACCTTAGACCGAACTTGCCAGCAAGTGGCATTAGTTGTGACTTAAAGTTTTCTTCTGCAGTTATCTTGAACCAGTTAGGATACTTATTTGGCATAGTCTTTGCCTCTACCAAAGGCATCATAGTAGTTCTCGTCCATATTGAATCGCTTCATATGTCCTACAGTTGCACCAGTATCACACCAGAGTGGAATCTCTGCCTTGTTGACTACTGCAAAGAAGTAGATATCCTCACCAGTGAATTGCTTGTTAGCACCCACCTCTGTGAAGAATGGAACTCCTGGTAGTGCTTTCTTAATTCTTGTTACTACGTTGCGGTGCATAAGGCAGAACCCCATACCAGCCGCACTTACTTTAATAAAGGCATTCTTAGGTAGTGGGTCTAACCTTCTAATCCCAATACCAAACTCTGCTTCTGCAAACTCATATACAGTTGCTAATGGTTTCATCAATGGTTGCTCTGGTTCGTTACTTGTAAAGTAAACTCCAGTAAGCAATGGTATCTCTACAGCATCTCTACGTTTCCAGAGTTTAAGAAACTTCTCTGGAGTAATCATTATATCTGAGTCAAGCCAGAGTAACCAATCAGATTTATTATTGTCATACCAACGATTGATTAACATCTCACGTTGTTGTGCAATCTGATTAC